AAAGAACGGATGGAGTTTCCCACGCTAAAGCAAAGAGCGTATGAGATGTACATGGACTGGGAGCCGGATGCTTTTATTGTTGAGGCAAAGGCTGCTGGTGCTCCATTGATCCATGAACTAAGAGCGATGGGTATTGTGGTTACGGAGTACACCCCGTCTAGAGGCAACGATAAAATATCGCGTGTAAACGCTGTCGCAGACTTTTTTGCTTCAGGTATTGTCTGGGCACCTGCTCGTCGCTGGGCTGAAGAAGTAATAGAAGAGTTTGCATCTTTCCCTGTAGGCGATCACGATGACTTAGTTGACTCATCGACACAGGCGCTGCTGAGATTTAGGCAGGGTGGTTTTATTGCATTAGACCATGATGACATTAACGAACAACAAGTTAGGCGCATTGCTAACTATTATTAGCGCGTTTAAACTGCGCGAAACCGGGAGTCTGTTATGGCTGTAGATAAAACCCTCGATGCTCTTCAGTTGGCAGATATATCTAATCGTCTGCAAGAAGAAGGCGAGCCATCCGTTGTTGTCGAGATTGAAGAGCCAGAATCAGTTTCAATAGCGACTGAAGATGGCGGGATGATTATCGACTTTGATCCCGATCCCTCCGTAGAGAACGCACCATTCGATGCAAACCTAGCAGACTACATGACAGAGAGTTCTCTCGACATGCTGGGTTCTGAGCTTGTATCAGCATACGAGGATGATCTTGCTTCTCGAAGAGATTGGGAGGAAACCTATATTGAAGGCTTGGATCTTTTAGGTTTAAAGATCGAAGACAGGACTGAGCCTTGGCCCGGAGCTTGTGGAGTCCACCACCCACTATTAGCAGAATCAGTTATCCGCTTTCAGTCACAGGCAATATCAGAAATATTCCCAGCCGGTGGCCCAGCCCGATCTAAGATTGTGGGCGAGGCCACAGAAGAAATTTATAAGCAGGCAAATAGAGTACAGAACTATTTAAACTTTCTACTCACGGAAGAGATGACAGAGTTTCGTAGTGAAACAGAGCGCATGTTGTTCTCTTTACCGTTAGCCGGTAGTGCATTTAAGAAAGTTTATTTCGATCCCAATATGGGCAGACCCTGCGCGATGTTTGTTCCAGCAGAGGACTTAGTTGTTTATAACGGCGCAACGGATCTGCAATCTCATACACGCATGACCCACCGTATGCGTAAAACCTCAAATGAGATACGCAAGTTGCAAGTCTCTGGGTTTTATAGAGACATAGAGCTTACAGGCTCTGACAGTTATGTAGATGCTGTAAAAGAAAAGTACGGTGAAATAACCGGCGAGTCGTATCAGTCATCTGCTGGCGGCTCGTTTCTTTTAGGTGAAACGGTCAACACCATATTAGAAATACAAGTTGATCTGGATCTGGAAGACTTCCCAGATATGAAGGATGGCGAACCCACTGGTATTGCTGTGCCGTATGTTGTGACTGTTGATAAAGGTAGCTCGAAAGTTTTATCTATTCGTCGCAACTTTTTTGAGGACGATGAGTTAAAAAGAAGAAGAAATCATTTTGTCCATTACGAATATATTCCGGGTCTTGGTTTTTATGGCCTTGGCCTTGTTCACCTTATCGGCGGTTTAGTTAAATCAGCCACCTCTATTTTGCGACAGCTTGTTGATGCAGGAACCTTGGCTAATCTGCCGGGAGGACTGAAGACTCGCGGTATGCGGATAACCGCAGATGATACTCCGATCATGCCCGGAGAGTTTAGGGATGTGGATGTTCCCGGCGGGACGATCAAAGAAAATATTTCTTTCCTTCCCTACAAAGAACCTAGCGGCACCCTTTACCAACTATTAAATAATATTGTCGATGAGTCTCGTCGTTTTGCATCTATGGCAGATGTGAAAGCAGCAGACATGAATAGCCAAGCGCCTGTAGGCACAACGCTTGCTTTGATCGAGCGAAATATGAAAGTGATGTCTGCAATACAGGCAAGACTTTATGCTTCGATGAAAAACGAGCTAAAACTGCTAGTAAGAATAGTTCGAGACTTTGGGCCAACAGAATATCCTTATATGCCATACGGCAATCCTGAAGATATTCAAGCCGACTTTGATGACCAGATAGATGTTATTCCTGTGGCTAATCCTAATGCTGCAACGATGTCACAAAGAATAATGCAGTATCAATCTGCGTTGCAGTTAGCTTCACAAGCGCCACAGCTATATGACTTGCCAGCATTACATAGGCAAATGTTAGAGGCGCTAGGTATTAGAGATCCAGAAAACCTAATACCGCCTCAAGAAGATTTGCCTAATAAAGATCCTGTAACAGAGAACATGGATTTCATTAATGGTTTGCCCGGAAAAGCATTTGCGTATCAAGACCACGACGCGCACATAGCGGTGCATACAGCGGCAACAAGAGATCCAAAGATACTAGAGCTTCTAGCACAAGCGCCAGATCAAGAAGCAATACTCGGCAATGTGCAAGCGCACATACAAGAACATCTGGCTTTTCAATATCGAGAGCGTATTCAAAAAGAACTTGGATTGGATTTACCGGCAGAAGATACCGAGCTTCCCCCAGAGATCGAAGTCAAACTTGCATCGCTGGTGGCACAAGCAGCCGAACAGTTGCTGCAAAAAGATCAGATGGAAGCGCAACAACAGCAAGCACAAGAGGAAGCTGCCGATCCTATTTTGCAACTCAAGCAGCGTGAACTTGAGATCGAAGAGCAGGCCGCTGCCGCGAAAGCGCAAACAGATCAACAGCGCCTCGAAACTCAGCAGCAGAAGCTGGCGCTCGATGCAGAAAAAGCAAGTATGCGAGATGCGCTAGAAAGGCTGAAGATCCAAAAAGATTTAGCTATAGCGCAAGAGCGTATTGATAGTGCTGAACGACTAGCACAAGCAGAACTTACTAAAGATGCAGTTACCCAAGGCATAGATCGTGAAGAGCGCCTGCAAAGGCAAAGACAGAATGATGCAGTCCGTGGTGCAGATATAGGTAGAAAGATAGCTGAACAAATCACTAAAGGAACGTAATGGCTGGATTTGTTGATCCACAGTTTGTTGATTTGTTATTGTCGCGTTTAAACGAACTAGAAGAACATCACACAGAGGTTTTGATTTCTGGTTCAGTAGAAAATATTGAGTCCTATAAATTATTTAGAGGACAGCTTGAGGGAATACAAATAGCGAAGCGAGAAATCAGACAACTCGCAGAGCGTGTATTTACTGAGCAAGATTAGCATCAGCAGGGTGCAATGGGTTCTACACTTCCCTTTAAGTGTTGCAGTGAGAAAGAAATGGCAGAAGTAGATCTGAAAGCCATTGGTGCTGAAGAAGACGAGCTAGATAAAGGCAAGCAGCTTCCTGTGCCAACCGGCTATCACATTCTTATCGGTTTACCAGAAATCGAAGAAAAGACAGAGGGTGGGATTATCAAAGCGAAATCAACGATCTCTATTGAGGAAACTGCCTCAGTAGTAGGATTTGTTATTTCGATGGGGCCAGACTGTTATAAAGATGAAAAACGATTTCCTAACGGGCCTTGGTGCAAGGAAGGCGACTTCATTATTATGAGAGCGTATAGCGGCACCCGAATAAGCATTCATGGCAAAGAGTTCAGAATTATTAATGATGATACTCCAGAAGCTGTAGTTGATGATCCAAGAGGAATAAGTCGTGTCTGAAGTAGTTTTTCCTGAACCCAAAGAAGATAATGATGTCAGTTTCGATTCTGATGAAATAGAAATTGTAGAGGTTGATGACCGACCTGAAGAAGATCGTCGGCCTGTGCGTGAGGATGTTGAGCCTTTCAATATAGATGAAGAGATTGACATCCAAGATGAACGTGTTAAAAAGCGTTTAAACAGACTTAAATATGAGTATCATCAGCAGCGTAGGGAAAAAGAAGCTGCCCAAAGATTACGCGATGAGGCAGTTCAGTTTGCCCAGAACACCCAGAATGAAGTTCAAAGGCTTCAGGGTTTAGTTGGACAAAGTGAACAAGCGTTATTGCAAAGTGTTGAAAGTCGGACTGAGGCCCAATTAGCGGCTCTCCGACAAGATTACACGAAAGCCCATGAAGAGGGCGATACGCAAAAAATGATGGAGGCGCAAGAACAGCTTGCGCGAATCCAAGCAGACAGGGCTTATATAGATAATTATAAGACCCAGATGCAGAACAATACTACGCAGCAACAGGCTGATAGTAATGTGCCGGTGGAACAGCCACCGCAACAAGAGCAGCTAGATCCTAGATTACAGGATTGGTTAGCTCGTAATAGTTGGTTCGGAGCGCCCGGAAACGAGGCTCTAACTGGCTTTACTTATGGGCTTGATGAAATGCTAATCAAGCGTGGTGTGGCAAGAAACTCACCCGAATATTTTAGCGCGGTAGATCAAGCACTTAGGGAGTCATTCCCAAGGGCGTTTGGTGTAGAGCAGCAGCAGGCTGAAAAGCAGCAAACAAAAAGCTCAACCGTGGTTGCGCCAGCGCAACGAGGTACGAAGCGTAAGACGCAGGTGGAATTAACGAGAAGTGAGATAGAACTCACAAGAAAGTTAAAAATTACGCCTGAACAGTATGCACTACAAAAACGGAGGATGGGACTGTGACGGATAGCCGAGAACCAAGGGAACTTGAAACAAGAAGCGAAACGGCAAGAGAGGCAACGTGGCAACCGCCAACCTTACTGCCAGATCCTCACCCTCAACCCGGATGGGTATTTCGTTGGGTGAGAACATCTATGGTAGGTCAATCGGATGCAACTAACGTCTCTATGCGTTTTCGGGAAGGATGGGAGCCAGTAAAGCTGGAGGATCATCCAGAGCTTGAGGTGATGCCAGATCACAATAGCCAATTCCCCGGATGCGTAGAAATTGGCGGTCAGCTTTTGTGTAAAGCCCCACAAGAAGTTGCGGATGCTCGCCAGCGTCATTACGAAGGAATTGCAGCGCAACAAATGGAAAGTGTAGACCAGAGCTATATGCGTGAAAACGATCCTCGTATGCCTATGCTGCGACCAGATCGAAAGACTCGCGTAAGTAAAAGCGGCTGGTAAAATTCTTTTGATTTGTTAAGGAAACTATCATGGCTACTACAGCCGCTCCATTTGGAGCAAGACCCGTAAGCACTACAAGTGCTAGTGGTTCTTTTAATGGTAAAGTTCAGCATCTAAAAATCGCCAGCGGTTATGCGACTGCAATATTCAATGGCGACTTTGTGAAGATGGTTGCGGCTGGAACCATTGAAAAGGACACTGGAACGTCAACGCTGACAACTATCGGTATTTTTATGGGTGTTAAATACACCGATCCAACTACTGGTCAGCTAACGTTCAATCAATACTACCCAGCATCTACTGCTGCTGATGACATCATGGCTTATGTATTAACTGACCCAGATGTGGTTTTTCTAATGCAAGCTGATGGTGCTATTGCACAGACTGCCCTAGGATCTAACTTCGATGTTATTCAAACGGCAGGTACAACAAGTATCGGTAACAGCAAGAACGCTGTTGATGCTGATTCCACGGCAACAACCAACACTTTGCCTCTAAGAATCTATGATTTTTATGATGGCCCAAGCAGCACTATTGGTGATTCATTCACGGATGCGCTGTTTATTTTCAATGTTGGTCATGCCTACCGAAATACCACTGGCGTATAGGAGTAACTAGGCAATGGCAATTTCAAGAGCGCAAATGCTGAAAGAACTCCTACCGGGGCTTAATGCCTTGTTCGGTTTGGAGTATGCAAAGTACGAAGATGAACACACTCAAATCTATGAAACAGAGGCGAGTGACCGTTCTTTTGAAGAAGAGGTGAAGCTAAGTGGCTTCGGTGCTGCCCCCACTAAAGGTGAGGGTGAAGCAATAACCTTTGACTCTGCACAAGAGTCATTCACTGCTCGATATAATCACGAAACAGTGGCGATGGGTTTTGCTATAACCGAAGAGGCTATGGAAGACAATCTCTATGATTCGCTTTCTGCTAGATACACCAAGGCGCTTGCTCGCGCTATGGCGTACACCAAGCAAGTTAAATCTGCTTCTCCACTAAACAATGGTTTCACCAATGCTTTCCAAAGTGGCGATGGTGTAAACCTATTTACTGCATCAGGTGATGGTGTAACCGGCGGTGATGGACACCCAACCGTTGGTGGAACTAAAAACGGCAATCGCCCCGTTACGGGCGCAGATCTGAATGAAACCTCCTTGGAGGCTTCGATTATTCAGATAGCTGGCTGGGTTGATGAGCGTGGACTTCTGATCGCTGCTCGACCTCGCAAGCTGATTGTTCCTCCTGCTTTGATGTTTGTTGCAACTAGGATTCTGCAAACGGAAGGCCGCGTTGGAACAGCCGATAATGACATCAATGCCATTTATACGAATGGCAGCATTCCAGAAGGCTACTCAGTTAATCACTATCTCACGGATACTAATGCGTGGTTCTTGATTACTGATGTGCCTAATGGCATGAAGCACTTTGAGCGTTCCGCTTTGGAAAACTCTATGGATGGAGATTTCGATACGGGTAACGTGCGCTATAAAGCGCGTGAGCGTTATTCATTCGGCGTGTCCGACCCATTGGGAATCTTCGGATCTCCCGGCTCTAGTTAGAGCGTTTAAGGACTACTCAGGTTATACTTGGGTAGTCCTTTTTTTTATCCCTGACAGAATGTTCCACATGGAACAATCTGACACTAGCCACGACAGGAGATACTCATGGCGAATACTACCTTTAACGGCCCCGTCCGTTCAGAGAATGGTTTTACTGTTGTCTCTAAAAACAGCAGCACAGGCGCATTCACCACCTCTTTTACGCTTGATGGATCAGGAATGCAGATCACTCCTGTTTCGCTTGCAGACGCTGCCTCTACCAACCTTACTGCTGCGGATAACGCAGGCCGTATCAATTTAGTAGGCGACAACAGCCAAGACAGCACTTATGTTTTGCCAGCACCAACAGCCGGTATTTTTTATCGCTTTGTTTATGCGGGTGGGGCAGCAGATGCGACTGATGCGCTAATCATCACTCCCGGTAATAGTAATTTTTATATTGGGGGCGTGACCTTCCTAGACACGGATGGCAACGAAGTAAGCAGCGTATTTTCGGATGGCAACTCTAATAGCAGCATCCAACTTAATGTGCCTGCTGGTTTTGATATAACAATCCTAGGATTAGATACAACTAACTATCAAATCTTCGGAAACGTTACGAGTACCACTGCGCCTGCATTTGCTGACCAATAACAGGAGGCAATTATGGCTGACGCTGTAGCTACACAAACAATTCAAGATGGTGCTAGGAAAGCAATCTTTCGCTTTACGAATGTTAGCGACGGTTCTGGAGAAGCTGCTGTTAAGAAAATAGATGTGTCTGCTCTCACGGCAGATCCTGTTTCTGGTGCTTCATGCTCAAAAGTTACAATCGAAAAGATCTGGTACACAACGATAGGGATGGGTGTAAAGATCTTTTTTGATGCAAGTACAGATGTATTGGCGTGGCAGCTTAATGCTGACTACGCTGAGACATTAGACTTCAGTGAATTTAATGGAATACCTAATAATGCTGGAAGCGGTATTACGGGAGACATCATGTTCACAACAGTCGGGCATTCGAGTGGCGATGTTTATAATGTTTGCATGAGTGTTATTAAGCACTATGGATAGTTCTACTAGGTCTCAATTCGATAGCAAAA